TCCATTCACCTACTTAATAGCTCGCTTGAGCATTAGGTTGGGAATCGCGCCACAGCAGTTGTTAGAGTTAGACCCGATAATGCTTCAAGCCTTGTTGAAGGGTCTCAAAGATGAGCAAAAGGAGATAAGCGATGCCAGTAAGCGTAAAGGGCGCAGTTAATCTCCGTAAGGCTCTACGCGCTTATACTCCAGACTTGGCTAAGCAGATGCCAAAAGAAATTGCAGCAGCCTTAAAACCTGTTGTAAAGGTCGCTAGAGGATATGTGCCAGACAACGGCTCAATTCTTAGCAACTGGCGCACACGCGATAACTACACTGGCAGATTTCCTATGTTCGATTCTCGCTCTGTCAAGGCTGGCATTTCATATAAGACCACTCCATCTAAGGCTAACTCCAGAGGCTTTAGATCATTAGCGCGTTTACTAAATAAGACCGCAGCTGGCGCTATCTATGAAACTATGGGTCGCAAAAGTCCTAACAGTCGCTTTGTGCAGAATCAAAGAAACAAGTACGCATCAAAGTTTGAGGGTCAAGGTAAAGAGAAAGGCACTGTCCTCTTTCGTGCATACGATGAAGATAAAGGCGCAGCTCAAGATGGCGTTCTAAGAGCTATTGAAAAGGCAAGCCTCAACTTTAAGAAGGCAACTTCATGACAATTCTAATTGACTTAGCAGCAGAGTTCACTGGCAAGAAGGCCTTTAAGCAAGCAGAAACTGCAACCGATAAACTTACTAAGTCGGCTAAAACTCTAGCCAAGACTCTCGGAGTTAGTTTCGGTACTGCTGCCGTTCTAGGTTATGCCAAAGCCTCAGTCAAAGCAGCAGCAGCTGACCAGAAGGCTCAAGCGCAATTAGCCCTAGCTCTTAAGAATGTTGGCCTAGAGCGCGATGCAGCTTCTGCCGAATCCTACATCCAGAGACTCCAGAGCGAGTTCGGTGTAGTCGATGACCTGCTTCGTCCGAGTTACCAGCAACTAGCGGTAGCAACACGCAACTCTGCCGAGGCTCAGCGATTGATGGGTCTAGCGTTAGACCTTAGTGCCTCAACTGGCAAAGATTTATCTTCTGTCACAGCAGCTTTAAGCAAGGCATATCTAGGAAACAACACAGCATTAACTCGCTTAGGTGTTGGCATATCTAAGGCAGACCTAAAGACTAAATCTTTCAAGGAAATCACAGACGATTTAGCAAAGACTTTTAAGGGCTCTGCCACTGCATCGGCTGCAACCTTTGCGGGATCATTGGCCAAGCTTGGTGTTGCTTCTGAAAATGTCAAAGAGATTATTGGCACTGGCATTATTGATGCGCTTACTATGCTTGGTGACGATAAGAGTGTCGATAACCTAGCAACAAGTATGCAAGATTTAGCCACATACACAGGCGATGTCATTCGCGGTATTGGTGTTTTAGCTGTTGCAATAAAGAACATTCCCGGCCTTGGCGGTCTTAACGGTGCAGCAATAGTCCAAGCCATTCCTATTCTTGGCAGTTACATTACATTGCTCAATCAAGCAGGAGCAAAGGCTCGCCGTATTGCTGAAGTAGGAGGCCAAAAGAACCCTATTCAATCTGGCAGTTACCTCACAACTCAAAAGAAGATAACAACTTTAACTAATGAGCAAGCAGCAGCTCAAGCCAAAATCTTAAAAGATAAAAGATTAACTGCTGCCCTCGATAAGGCAAACCTAGCCCTTAACAAAGCCACCGATGTCTTTGATATGGACAAGATTCAGCTCAATGCAGCCATGATCAATCAGGCTGACCAGTTGGGTAAGGTTACTAACTCTGCTCAACTGCTATCCATCACTAACGACATTGCTCGCCTTCGCATTAAGCAGGACATCCTTGCCCTTGAGGATGCTATTGCCTCTAAGGATGAAGCAGCCATTACTGCTGCAACTAACAAGCTAAACAAAGACCTTCTAATTCTTGGAGCCTTGACAAACCAAAATCTCAAACTGGCTGACATCAAGTCAATTCTTGATTCTATTGTGCCTAAAAACCTTATCAATCTTTCTAATCTTGAAGCTGCTTTCTACATGCTAGACCAAATGTCTCGCATGGTTATCAACCCAATAAACCCAGGAAGCCCACAGACTCCAGGGGTTACTTACAATCCAACTCAGAACCTAGACCGCAACTACGACCTAAACAATCCTTTGGCAGTTTATGTAACTAACCTTCCAAGCACAGCCAGCGGAACAGTGCCAGGGGCAGGCAGTATTTACAATCCAACCCAGAACATGGATCGTAACTATGACAGTTATGTAATCAATATCAATACTGGTATTGGAGACCCTAACGCCATTGCTGAGGCAGTCGATAGAGTCCTGCAGGATGCAGTTGATCGTGGCACTCTAAGGATTCGCTAGTGGCTTGGCTTCCAGAGTGGCGTATCACAGTCGGTGATGATGTCTATACAACAGTCACCAGTGTAAGTCTTTCGACTGGTCGCATTGACATTGACCGACAAGCTACTGCTGGCTACTGTAAAGCAGAAATTATCAATACCACGGGCGTGGATTTTACTATTAACATTACTGAGCCTATTAGCCTCGAACTCAAAAACAGCGCTGGCACTTATGTCAGAGTCTTTACGGGTGAAGTCTCAGACTTTACTATCGGAGTGCGAAGCCCAGATGAAGCTGGATATGTTACCTATGGAAGCATCTTAGGCATTGGCTCACTATCTAAGCTAACTAAAGCTATTTACAACACAGCCCTAGCAGAAGGATTAGATGGGGCTCAGATTTCAGCCATTCTTAATGCAGCTCTTTCTACCACTTGGGCTGAGATATCTCCTGCAGTTACTTGGGCTGCTTATGCTCCAACTGAGACATGGGCTGAAGCTGGTTATACTGGCACTATTGATTCTGGCTTCTACACAATGGTCAATCTTGCAGCTAGTGCATCGGCTAAGTCTGGCACTCTAGTAGATCAGATAGCAGCTTCTGCTCTAGGACAAATCTATGAAGATGTCACAACTGGTGATGTCAATTATGACGATGCAGACCATCGCACTACCTATCTCTCAACCTATGGCTTCACTAACCTAGACGGGGCATACACAGCCCCTGCCAGTATCAAGGCAACTACTCAGACTGCTCGCTTGCGTAACTCGCTTATTTATCGCTATGGGGCTAGTTATGGCTCTACTTATTCAGCTTCAGATGCAGACTCTATTGCCGAGTACGGCACATTCGAGAAATCAATAGACTCTAATATCAAGAACTTAGGTGACATCACTTCTATTGCTACCCGTGAATTAACCTTACGCAAAGACCCCAGAGCCCAGTTAGAAGCCATCACCTTTAGACTAGATAACCCAGACATGCCAGATGCTATGCGAGATAGCCTTATTGGGGTGTTTTTTGGTCAGCCTGTCTATATTGACAATCTGCCATCTAACTTCTTTGGTGGAGCCTATGACGGCTTTGTTGAGGATATTACTTTTAAGGCTACTCCTAACTATGTGGATGTAACCTTGTTCGTATCAGCTACAGATTTCTCCATTGTCCAGCCACAATGGGAAACAATCGTTCCATCTTCAATAATCTGGAGTGGTGTAAATGCTACACTTATCTGGTCTAACGCGACAGGAGTCTTAAACTAATGGCATCGACAACTACTAACTATGGGTGGGTAGTACCTACATCCAGTGATCTGGTCAAGAATGGCGCAACCGCCATTTCTACTGTCGGTTCATCTGTTGATACTTCCCTTTGGAACTCAGGCTTTGGTCAAGCAGGTAAGAACAAGCTAATCAATGGTGACTTTAGAATCAACCAAAGAGCTTTCACTTCAACTACTACTTCTGCTACTTATGGCTTTGACAGATGGCGTAACACATCAAGCGGTGGAACAGTCACTTACTCAGCTCAAACATTCACACCAGGAACTGCCCCTGTTGCTGGTTATGAAGCAATTAACTATGCGCGTTTAGTTACAGTCTCACAATCTGCAAGCTCTGACAGAGCAGTGCTAAATCAACTTATTGAAGATGTGCGCACTTTATCAGGCACAACTGCCACAGTATCATTTTGGGCGCAGGCGGGAAGCGGAACACCAAAGATAAATGTTGTTCTCAATCAAAACTTTGGAACAAGTGGTTCTGCAAGCGTTAATGCTCCAACACCAACTGCTCAGACAATTACAACATCTTGGGTTAGATACTCTTTCACAATAGCAATTCCTAGCGTTTCAGGTAAAACAATTAACGCATCTGATAGCCGCTTAAATCTACAGATTTATGTTTCAGATGGTGGAGATCAAGCAACTGGGGTAGGCGCACAAAATAACACATTCAATATCTGGGGATGCCAGATTGAATACGGCTCTTACGCAACTCCATTTCAAACTGCAAGCGGTGGAAGTCTGCAAGGCGAATTGGCTATGTGCCAAAGGTATTACTACCGAAACAACGCGGCTGGAACTGGTACTTATTATGCCAACTCATCTGCTGCAAACACTACTACTTATTTATTCTCTTGTGCTTTGCCTGTTCAAATGAGAGTTGTGCCAACAACCTTTGATTCGTCAAACATTAGAGTTGAAATCCCCGGTACTAATACTTATTCAAGCGGAACTTTTACAGTAAGTGGTAACTCAACTCCATCAAATCCAAATGTGTCTTATGTTCATGGAAGCGTGGCATTTGTGGCAAACACACCAGGTAATTTATCATCTAGCAGTGCCTCATCATACATCGGATTTAGTGCGGAGTTATAAAAATGGATAAAGTATCTTTTGTAGTAATTGACGAAGTAGAATACGCAATCATTGATCGCGGCAACGATGAGTTCACTTCAATGCCGAAGTCAGAATACGACCGCCGACAAGCGGAACAATCCACACCAATGGTTCTAGATGAAGCCACATCTAAGTAAAGCTGCTATCCAGTTAAGGGAACAGTTAGATGATTCCTTCCCAGATCGCGATAGGGCATCGGATGGTTGGGTCGGTGATACCCGACACGCTGCTCG